GGTTTCCGTACACAAAAAAAAAATTCTATGGTTTTTTGGAAAATCATAGATCTTTAAGCAATAAAACTTTATAAAAATATTTTGAAAGGTTTTTATAATCTATGGGCGAAATAAAAGTTGAATATTTGAATTTAAATAAAATAATACCTTATGAAAATAATCCGCGTAATAACGATGACGCTGTTCAATATGTAGCAAATTCAATTAAACAATTTGGTTTCAATGTTCCTATTGTAATTGATAAAAATAATGTTATTGTGGCTGGCCATACAAGATTAAAAGCTGCAAAAAAATTAAAACTTGAAACAATTCCGTGTATACGTGCAAATAATTTATCAGATAACCAAATAAAGGCATTTAGAATAGCCGATAATAAAGTCGCCGAAAAATCTTTTTGGGATTTAGATAAATTAAATGTTGAATTAGAAAATATAAATTTTGACATGAATGAATTTGGTTTTAATGAATTTAATATGAGCGAACCAAATTTTGATGAATTAGAAAAAAACGAAAAAGAGAAAAACGATGATGAAGAAAAGTTTGTAGTTAGAATTTCCTTTCCAAGTTATAAAGAGTGGTGGGAAATAGAAAATGAATTTAGAAGTTTATTAAAAAATACGAAAGCGACCGTGTATATAGAAAAAATATGAAAATTAACATAGCATCAAAAAAGGCAGTAAGATATGCTTGTATGAAATTTCATTATGCTAAAACTGTGCCTATCCCAAGATATTCATTTAACATTTTTAATAATAAAAATGAGTGGTGTGGGGTAATTATGTATGGCCGAGGTTCGAACCCGCAAATTGGGAGCCCGTTTGGTTTATACCAAGGAGAAATTTTAGAATTGACAAGGGTGGCTTTAAACGGCAAACAAGAAAAAACAAGCCAAGCCGTAGCAATGTCATTACGTAAACTACATAAAATGGTACCACATATAAAAATGATAGTAAGTTATGCTGATTTAGATCAAAATCACGTTGGTATAATATATCAAGCAACAAATTGGATATATTTAGGAAAAATTAATGAAAATCAAAAAGGTCCTTATATTTTTCACGGTAAAAAACATCACGCTCGTATTGCTGGTATGATGGGAATAAAATCTAATATTGAATCGGTAAGAAAATATATAGACCCCAGGGCTACACAATTAATTACAAAAGGTAAACACAAATATATTTTTGTATTTGATAAAATTTTAAGAGAAAAATTGTTAGAAAAAGGTAAACCGTATCCTAAAAATTAATATTTATATGCGTATGTAGTTTAATAAAAAACATATTATATTCATTAATAAAATGGAGGTTTAAATCCTGCCCATACGCTCCATTTTTTTGTTAACAGTTAAGATATTTTAGTAGTTATATTTAAAAAGGTTTAATAATTTATGAAAGAAATGAAAATTGAATATATTCCTTTAGACAAAATAAAACCATACGAAAACAACCCAAGAATAAATGACGAAGCCGTTAAATATGTAGCAAACTCGATTAAAGAATTTGGTTTTAAAGTGCCAATTGTAGTTGATAAAAATAACGTCATAGTAGCAGGGCACACAAGGCTAAAAGCAGCGAAAAGCTTAGGTTTAGATTCTGTTCCAATTATAAGGGCTGATGACTTAACAGAAGATGCAATAAAAGCCTACAGGATTGCTGACAATAAAGCCTCTGAATACTCCACGTGGGATTATGAAAAACTTTATATTGAATTAGACGAAATAAATCTAGATATGCAAGATTTTGGATTTAACGAATATGAAAACAACGAAGATATTTTAAATAATTTATATAACGATGATAATTTTGAAAAGCGCGATGTAATGTCAGAAATTTACAATGTTACGATTTCTTTTCCAAGCAAATATAAAACAGCTATACAAAACTGGATAAATAAACATGAATCCAGTGCGCTTGCAAACTATATAATAAAAAATCTATTAGAGGTGTAATCATGCCTACTTGTGGATCACAAGTTTTATTATGCGACCTTCCAATAAGATTTGATACTTATTATGGTTGTACACACCAATGTAAGTACTGTTTTGCTACTAAAAAAAACTATGACATGAAAAAAGTAAAAGTATTCTGTACTCACCAACGATTAATTAATTTTATCAAAGGCAAACGAAAAGGAAGAACGAGGTGGTGTGACTGGAATATTCCGCTACATTGGGGCGGAATGTCTGACCCATTTCAACCTGTAGAAAAAAAATTTAAAGAAAGCTATAAATGCTTAGAAGTATTTGTAAAAACCCAATATCCATTTGTCGTTTCAACAAAAGGAAGATTGATAGCCGCCGATGAATATTTAAATTTAATCAAGCAATGTAATTGTGTGGTACAAATTTCTTTAGTTTGCCCTGAATTTGATATTATCGAGCAAGGTGCACCGAGATTTGCTGAACGGCTAGAAATTGTTAAAAAAATATCTCCGCATAAAAGAGTAAATATACGTATACAGCCATACATGATTGAATACCATGATTCAATTATGAACAGTCTAGACAAATTTGCTAAAGCTGGTGCTTATGGAGTTATTGTTGAAGGAATGAAATTTGAGAAAGCTAAAAAAGGATTGGTAAGAGTTGGAGGAGATTCAGTATACCCCATAGGAGCTTTAAAGCCTAAAGTGCTTCAAATTAAAGAGAAAGCTCATAAGTTAGGAATGAAGTTTTATAGTGGAGAAAATAGATTACGAAGAATGGGCGATGATCTTTGTTGCTGTGGGATAGACGGGCTTGAAGGATTTAAAGGCAATTCATTCAATATTAATCATATTATCAATGGCGGTGAATTTAAAATTACACCAGCGATGGAAAAGGTCCCAGCTACATCTTGTGCAAGTATTTATCAGCAAGCAGGGGCTTGGTCAAGATTGAAATCCATGACGTTTAAAGATTTTATAATTAATGAATACAAAAACAAGGAGGAATATTTTAAAGAGATATTAACTGACAAAAAGAAATAAAAGAGGAAATATCATTGATAAAAAGTCCTTATGGTTTAACTCCGGTAGAATTGAATGAAGGTTTATATCTTAAAAGAGATGACCTGTTTCAGCCATTTGGGGAAAACACCGTAAATGGCGGCAAGCTGCGGCAATGTTATATGCTAGTAGAAAGTGTTAAGAAAAATTTTGACGGGGTTATTAGTTGCTGTAGTATATATTCACCACAAGCGCCAATAACAGCAGCAGTTGCTAATAATTTCGGCATGAAATGCATTATTTGTTATGGGGGTACAACTTATGAGCGTTTAAAACTTTATAGAATGCCTACTATATGCAGGCACTACAAAGCAAAGATAAGAATTATAAGCAAAAGTGGGATCCATAAAATACTTTACAACAAAGCAAAAAAGATCGCGCAACAAGAAAAATTGTTCGTGGTAGACTATGGGTTTAATATTATAAATTATTCAGATATTCTTTTAAGTGCTGTTAGCAATCAAGTTAAAAATATTCCCGATGAACTAGATAATCTTGTAATTACTTGTGGGAGCGGGATCACAACCATAGGAGTTATAATTGGACTACATAAATTTCATAAAAAAGTAAAAAATATATACTTAGTTTGTACCGCCCCAAACCGAGATAAACTTATTCAGCAAACGATTCAAAGACACGAAATAAAACAAAGCTATACTATGATTGATTTATTCCACACTAAAGGCTTCAAATATGAAGTTGGAGTGAAGGAGTCTATTGGGAACATAGAATTGCACCCAAATTATGAAGCAAAGGCATACAGGTGGCTTAAAAACAATTTAAATTATAAAGAGCAAAAAACTCTTTTATGGATAGTAGGAAGTAAACCCATGAAATAAAAGGAGAATTAAAATAAACGTTTAACTTTGATATTACATGGATATTAGCAGCTGCCTCTCTGTTAGGCAGCTTTTTAAATGCTAAAAAGAGGATAGCTTGTTTTTATATTTGGTCAGCAAGCGAAATATTTTGGATGATACTAGATTTAAGCAAAGGAATTTATGGCAGAGCTTTTTTAGACTTAACATCACTAGTGTTTGCACTTTATGGAATATATGAATGGAGAAAAAATGGAAAAAATAAATCTAAATGAGCAGGCAAAGGAAATAATTAGAATTGCCGAGGAAAGCGGAGTCCAGTCTAACTTCTTTTTTATTACTACATTTAAACGTTATCAAGTGCAGCTAAACATTTTAAATGAACTTGAAAAGAACCTGAAAGAAGAGGGTATGCTTGTTAGTAAAGAATATGTAAAAGGTAGAAAAAATTTATATTCGAATCCTGCCGTTGCAGAGTATAACAAGACAACAGATATTGCAAATAAAACAGTGGCTACGCTTATAAAAATTATAAAAAGTTTTAATGTAGAGGAAACACCTGAAGAGCTAGATCCTTTATTAAAAATGATAAACGGTGAAGATGAAAACGATTAATAATAAAGCTTATGAATTTTGTAAAAAAGCGGTCGATTTAAAAACCACACCGAAATTTGTCCGCTTACAAATGAAGGATTTTATAAAAATTTGTGAAGGTGATAATGACAAATATATCGTATGCGATAAAAAAATAAAAAAACTAGAAAATATATTAAAATTGCTGATAATGCCTAAAGGCCTTAAAGCTGGTAAAACTCTTTATGAATGCACTAACGGGCATCAGTGGCTTTTTTATATTGCTATTTTATGTACTGTATATAAAGAAAATCCCGAAAAACGCAAATATGAAACAGGGGTTTTAGAAATATGCCGTAAAAATTTTAAAACTTACACTATAGCCACGGTTTTTATTTTACTTTTTTTAACGGAGCCTCGTTTTAGTAAATTTTATTCTGTGGCTCCTGATGGTGCTTTATCTAAAGAAATACGTGAAGCTATTAGTGAAACGATCAGGTCTAGCCCGTTGGTTTACGAATTTAAAAATTCAAAAAGATTTAAAATTTTAAGAGATTATATTTTATTTAAACCCACACAAATTCAATATATCCCACTTTCTTATTCTACTAGCAGAATGGACGGTAGACTGCCAAGTGCTTTTATAGCCGATGAAGTTGGAGCACTGCCAAGCAATTATGCGATTGAAGCTATGAGGTCGGGGCAGTTAAATATTCTAAACAAGCTAGGTTTTATAGTATCCACTAAGTATCCTACAATCGATAACCCGCTTGAGGATGAAGTTGAATATTCTAAAAAAGTTTTAGATGGAACAATTAAAGATGAAACTAGATTCAGTCTTTTATACGAGCCTGATAAAACGACAGGTTGGGAAACCGACGATTTAATATTAAAACAAGCTAACCCAGTGGCTTTAGAAAATCCCGAAATTTTTGACGATTTAAAGAAAAAAAGAGCTTATGCAATCGCCGTTGAAAGTTCACGTGAAAATTTTGTAACTAAACATTGTAATATTATTTATCAAGGCACAGGAACGGAGTCGTTTATTGATGTAAACGATTTAAGAAAATGTAAAACTGCTGGAATAAACTGGAAAGATAGATTAGTTTACGTAGGATTTGATTTATCAGAATGCAGTGATAACACTAGCGTTTCAATGGTGTCAATAGACGATGACGAAAATATTTTAGCTGATAGTTTTGCTTTTATCCCAGAAGGCCGGATAAAAGAAAAAACTATTACAGAACGTGTAGATTATTTTGAGCTTTCAAAAAACAATGAAAAAATAATAGCTTGTGGTGATAGAGTGATTGATTATAGTGTCGTTGAAGATTTTATAATGGGTCTCGAAGAAAAATATGAAGTAAAAATACAAGCTATAGGATACGACCGTTGGAATGCTATGTCAACGGCGCAAAAACTTGAAAGAGCGGGGTACAATTTGGTTGAAATAAAACAGCATTCAAGTGTTTTGCATCCACCCACCAAGCTTTTAAAAGAAAAAATACTTAAAGGTGAGTTTAAATATACAGAAAATAAACTTTTAGAAATAAATTTTCAAAACGCTAAATGCACTTATGACACGAACAAAAATCTTTATGTAACAAAGAAAAAATCTAAAGGAAAAGTAGACATGGTCGTGAGTTTAATAAATGCAATTTATCTGCTTGAAAAAGATGTAATTTTAAACCAGATGGATTTTGTAGTTCAAACAATTTAAAGGGGGTAAATTTTATGGTCTGGACAATTTTATCTTGGGTAATGTCAGCAGCTGCTTTAATTGGAACGGTGATAAACGCCGAACAAAACAAATACGGCTTTGCTTTTTGGATAGTTTCAAATTTATACATGGTAATAAGATTTGCTGTTATAGGAGAATATGCGCAAATGACACTCTTTTTTATCTACTTTTTATTAGCCATACGCGGCATTTATGCGTGGAGTAAAAAAGAAAAAAGTAAATAAAAAGTTTTTTGTTGTACAAAAAAATACAAAAAAGCCATAAATCGTTTTTATGGTAGAAAGGTTAATATTTTGAATTTTTTAAAGTTTTTCGAAAAAAATAGAAAAAAAGAAAATTTACGAAAAAGGGATATACCTATTACTCCACCTGTTAGCGACCCACTTTTAAGGGCTTTAATAGAAGGTGAGACTATTACACGTGAAAAAGCTTTAACATTGCCCGCCGTTGCAGGTGCTGTAGATTTAATATCTAGTACTATCGCGTCTATGCCTGTAAAACTTTACAAATATAAACAGGGCAAAGTCGAAGAGCAAGACAATGACCCGCGTGTGCGTCTATTAAATAATGACACAGGAGATACACTAGACCCTTTTCAATTTAAAAAGGCAATCGTAGAAGATTATTTAATGGGCAAAGGCGGTTATGCGTACATAAGAAAGTTTAGAAATCGTGTAACGGGGCTTTTTTACGTAAAAGATATTTTTATATCTGTAATAAAAAATTTTAAGCCAATATTTAAAGATTATGTAATTTTAGTCGAAGGACAAGAGTACAAGCCCTATGAATTTATTAAACTTTTAAGAAAAACAACCGATGGTGCCACAGGCATAGGTGTTACACAGGAGCTCTCTAAAGCACTAGAAACAGCGTATCAAACGTTAATTTATCAACTTGGCTTAGTAAAAAGCGGCGGCAATAAAAAAGGTTTTTTAAAATCTATTAGAAAGCTCGGGCAAGATGAAATTAACGTCCTAAAAACCGCATGGCAAAATCTTTACGCTAACAATGAAAGTAATGTCGTCGTACTTAACAACGGCCTTGAATTTCAGGAGGCTAGCAATTCATCAGTAGAAATGCAGCTTAATGAAAGTAAAAAGACCCTGCAAGAAGAGATAAACGATATTTTTCATATAAAACCTGATTTTTACGAAACATTTAAGCTTGCAATTTATCCGATAATTAAAGCTTTCGAAACGGCTTTAAATAGAGATCTATTGCTCGAAAAAGAAAAGAAAAATTTATTTTTTGAATTTGACGTTAAAGAGATTATTAAAGCAAACATAAAAGAGCGCTACGAGGCCTATAAGCTTGCTAAGGAAAGTAGTTTTATGACGATCAATGAAATAAGAAAAGCCGAAAACATGGAATACATAGACGGGCTAGACGTTGTTAACGTTGGCCTGGGTGCGGTCCTTTACGATACAAACACGCATCAATATTACACGCCAAATACAAACGTTATGTCACAGGCAAAGATGGAAAAAGTCATAGAGGATAAAGAAATAGATACTGCGTTTGAAGAAAGTGGCAACAGCTCTTTATAACTTAAGGAGGTGATTTAATGGATTTTAATTTAACGCAGTCTTTAATTACACCGGCTACAGTCGTTGGTGTAATCATCAGTTTAGTGCAAGCTCTTAAAAATTTTAATATCGATAAAAAATATATTCCTTTAATAGATATCGCACTTGGAATATTTTTTGGCGTTTTAATGGACGGCGTTTTATTAAAGCAAGGTTTTTTAACAGGATTTTTTAACGGCATTGTCTATGGTCTAAGCGCGTGCGGTTTTTATAGCGGATATAAAAATTTAATGAAATAGAGGTTAAAAAATTATGGAAGTTAAAGGCATTGATATTTCACAGTGGCAAAAAGGAATGAATCTAAGTGATCTTAAAAATAGAGGATTTAACTTTGCTATTTTAAGAGGTGGTTATACTGGTTATGGCCAGAGCCGATCCAAAAATAAAGACAACTGCTTTGAAGACTTTTACAATCAAGCTAAACAACACGGCATAAACATTGGTGCATATTATTATTCATGTGCCGATAATGCAGATTTTGGCCGGGCAGAGGCCGAGTTTTTTTATGAAAATTGCCTTAAAGGCAAAAAATTTGAATACCCCGTTTATATCGACGTAGAAGAGCCTCATTGGCAGCTTAAAGACAAAAATGCTGTTACTAACGCTGTTATAAATTTTTGTAGATGCTTAGAAAGCAAAGGTTTTTATGTCGGCGTTTATGCGTCGCTTGACTGGTTTAAAAATTATTTAGATACACCTCGATTAAACGATTTTACTAAATGGGTTGCTTGTTGGAATAAAAATAAACCTGAATTTAATTTTAACGGTTTTCATCTATGGCAAAACAGCGATAGTGGCAGCTATAACGGTCAAAAAGTAGACACTGATGTTGCTTTTATCGATTTTCCGAATGTTATAACAAACGGCGGTTTTAACGGCTATGCAAAAAATGAAAATCCTAAAACTGAACAAAAAGAAATATTTTACACCGTAAAAAAAGGCGATACTTTAAGCGAAATTGCTTTAAGATTTCACACGACAGTAAAATCTATCGCTAGTAAAAATAACATAAAAAACGTTAACCTGATTTATCCTGGCCAGGTGTTCAAAATATAGAAAAATTATGGTACAATTTGTTTAGGTAGTAGGGATAATCTTTGCTGTATTACTCCACTCTCACATCTTTTTTACTTATTTTTTAAAAAAGGGGAGGTGGTAAGTATGAGCAAAGTGTTTCGAAAGATTGTAGCTTGGTTTTTAGCGTTGCATAAAAAAAAGACAGCTATTTTCAATAACTGCTCTTTTATAGTGATAATAAAAATCGGCAAAGATTAATCGGAAAATCTCTACTACCTTTCATTATACGCAAAAATACAAAAAAGTAAACCACGTTTAACACGTGGTTTTTTATTTAATTAAGAGGGTGTCTTTGTAACGCACCAATTATAACACAAAAAAATATATGAAAGGTGGTGAGAAACATAAAAGTAAATATTAGGCAGGATTCAGTTGAAATCGAAGGCTACGTAAACGCCGTTGAACGCAATTCTAAGCCCCTTTGGAGTCGTGTTGGACAATTTATCGAACGTATATGTAAAGGTGCCTTTAAAAAGGCTTTAAAGCGCAACGAGGATGTTCATATACTACTAAACCACGACTGGTCTAGAGATTTGGGCTCGACTAAAAAAGGAAATTTAGAGCTTGAAGAGGATAATATCGGCCTTAGAGCTAAAGCAACTATTACAGACAAAGATGTTATAGAAAAAGCTAGAAATGGCGATTTAATTGGATGGTCATTTGGTTTTTCGGACGTTGATGTTGAAAATTCAAACGAAAATGGTATGCCTACTAGAGCTGTAAAAGATCTAGATTTATATGAAGTTTCAATTTTAGACCGCGAAAAGACCCCTGCTTATGAAGGCAATTTAATAACGGCCCGTAGTGATGAAAAACCTTTGCAGTTTAGATCTGAACCGTTTTTTAACGGCATTAAGATAATTGAAAGAGGTCAAGGCACAGAAGATGAAAACGATGATAAAAAAGAAACTTCTGTGCCCGAAAATATTAAACCAAAAATTGATTATTCAAAATATGAAAATTTAATTGAAGACCTTAAAAATATATCTAACGAAATCGAAGCCCGTTATAATCCAAACCATGATAGTAAAACAGGGCGTTTTAGTTTTGGTGGAGGCGGTGGGGGCAGCTCTAGTGGTAGTAGTTCGAGCAGCGGATCTGGTAAAAGCGGATCCAGTCCTTTAAAAGGCAACAGCAGCTCTAACGGCAAAGGAAATAGTTCTGGTAAAAGTAGTGGCTCTGGCTCTAGTAATAGTGCTAGTGGCGGTGGTGGAGGTGGCTCTAATAGTAGTGGTAAAGCTGACGAAAATACGCAGGCCGAGCATCAAAAAGCTACTAAAGAACTTTCTAGTTCTAAATATCCTGATGGTACGTATAACGTTAAAACTTTAAAGCCAGTGAGTTATAATAGTGGATATCAGGTCACATTTTGTCGAATCGGAGATAATTATTCTCCTAAGGAATATGCTGCTAAAGTTAATGAATTTCTTGATATCAGTTCAGACAAAGTGGCTAGTGCAGGAAAATTCCAAAGTACTCCTGAAATTAGTTTTCATGTTAAAGATAAATCTGTCGCTATTAAAAAGGCTAAAAAATATGATCAAATTGGTATATGGGACTGGAAGAATGACAGCACTATAGAGACTGGTGGCACAGGTAAAAGATCAATACTTGAAGGATATGTTAGAGAAAATATGAACAAAGTAGAAAAATATAAAAGCATAGATAATGAAAAACATTCACGAAAAGAACGTGAAGATTTATTAAAAACTATGACTAACGAAGAAATAGATGAATTAATAAAACTAATGCCCGTTGTTCAAGGCAAGATTTATGTAAGCAAATTTAAAAAGAAATAAATTTTAAAAAACGAAAGGAAAATAAAAATATGAACCAAAAAGAATTAATAGAAAAGAAAAATGATTTAATTACAAGGGCCGAGGAAACTTTAAACAAGGCAAAAACCGAAGAGCGTGAATTAACCGATGCCGAAATGGCCGAGCTTGCCGAAATCCGTGACAACGTTAAAAAAATTAAAGATATGCTTGAAATGAGTGACTTTTTTAAAAGCGAAGGACAAAAGCCAATGATTGAAGAAAAAGCTTTAAATAATGTGGAGAAAAAAATGGTAGAAAATAGTAATGAAAAAGCTGCGGCTGAAACACGTTGCTTTGAAAATTATATTAGAGGCATAGTTACAAACGAGCGCACTAACATGACGTTTGGTGACAATGGTGCTGTTGTTCCAACAACTATTGCTAATAGAATAATTAAAAAAGTTTACGATATTTGTCCTATTTTGGAGCGCTCGACTAAATACAATATTAAAGGCACTTTAGAGCTTCCATATTACGACACAAGCACAACAACAATTTCTGTTGCTTATAAAGATGAATTTTCAGCACTTACAAGCTCCTCAGGAACATTTAACTCTATTACTTTAACTGGTTATTTGGCAGGAGCTTTAACTAAAATTTCACGCTCGTTAATTAATAATTCACAGTTCGATATAGTGGCTTTTGTAGTAGATGAAATGGCCTATGCTATTAAAAGATTTATAGAAAATGAGCTTTTAAATGGCACACCTGGTAATCCGCCGACTACCCCTTCAAAAGTTTTAGGACTTTATGGGTTAACAAATTACATAACAGCCGCGGCACAAACAGCAGTAACAGCGGACGAAGTTGTGCAGTTACACGATAAAATTAAAGATGAATTCCAAGAAAATGCAATTTGGATTATGTCACCTGCAACTAGGACGGCATTAAGGCTCCTTAAAGCTACAACTGGGTATTATCTCTTAAACGACGATGTTTCTAGCCCATTTGGCACAACGCTTTTAGGTAAACCTGTTTATGTTTCTGATAATATGCCTAACATGGCAGCAGGTAAAAATGCAATTTTCTATGGCGATTTTAGAGGACTTGCCACTAAGTTTAACGAAGAACTAAGCATTGAAGTTTTACGTGAAAAATATGCCGATGAACATGCCGTTGGTGTAATTGGATGGTTCGAGTTTGACTCTAAAGTTGAAGATGCACAAAAAATTGCAAAACTAGTGATGGCCAGCGCTTAAAAGGAGGCCATTTTATGAAATATAAAGCTTTAACCTCGTTTAGCGGGGCTTTTTCTATGTATAAAGATGAAATCAGAGAGTTAACAGATCCTGAGTTAATTAAAGATTTAACTAAAGCCGGATATATTATGCCTTTCGTAAAAGTTGTTAAAGGTAAACCGGCCTTAAAAAGTAAAGGAGGTAAAAAATAATGTACGTTAGAGCTTTAAAGCCGTTTACTGAATATTTAAACGGCGCTTTCTTTTCGCCTGCTGCTGGCTCGATTTTTGAAACAACTTCTGAAAAAGGAGCCGCTTTAATAAGCGAGGGCTTGGCCGAGGAGTATACTTTAATTACACCAACAGGCACTAAAAGCATAACTGAAAACGGCACCGATATTGACGTTGCACAGTATGCTAAAGCCGATGTGGCAGTTCCTCAACCAACAGGCAATGTTGAGTTAACTGAAAACGGTACAGATATTGATATTGCTCAATATGCAACGGCAACTGTGGCTGTTCCAAATCCATCTACAGGCTCTTTAGAAATAACAACTAATGATACTTATGACGTTACACAATACGCACAGGTGGTTGTTAATGTAGGAGGCTAAAAATGAACGATATTAGCAAAGTTAGTGATATCACAACTTCCGATATATCTGAATTTTTGCGTTTGACGGCTCCTACAGCTTCTGATATCACGGCTCTTAATAATCTTTTAGGTGTTGCCAAAAAATTCATAAGCTCATATACAGGGCACACTGAAGCTGAGCTAGACGATTATCAAGATTTTGTAATTGTAGTTTTAGTTTTATGTCAGGATATGTGGGACAATCGCGCTTTGTACGTTGATAGTCAAAATTTAAATAAAGTTGTCGAGTCGATATTAAACATGCATTCGGTGAACTTATTATGATAAACGCAGGTAAATATAACAAAAAAATAAAAATATATCAGGTCCAAATTGTTGAGGACGCGGCCGGTTTTCAAACTAAAACTAAAGTTGTAATTTTAGAGCCTTATGCTAACGTTAAAACTACTAGAGGTTTTACTTTAATTTCTAGTGGTACGGATTTCGAAAAGGCTTATACAAATTTTACTATTAGATATCCTAACGTCACTATAACACGTGACATGCTTATAGAATTTAATGGTAAAAATTACACAATTGAATATTTAAATAACATTAATGAATCTAATGTTGAACTTGAAATTCAAGGCAAAGAGGTGACACATTAATGGCTAAACTTGAATTCAATTTTCCAACGCGGTTTATTAAAGAACTAGAAGGAATATTTAAAGACTTAGATGGGATCTGTAGTGAAATGGTCCAAGCCGGTGGTCGGGTTGTATACAATAACGTCATGAAAAATATGCCAGATGTCCTTAAGAAAAGTAATTTTTCGCGTTGTGTACGTTTAACGAAAACATATAAAACACCGTCCGATGGTGCTATAAATTCTAAAGTTATGGTTATAGATGGATATTTTATAAATCATTTAGGCAAAAAGACAGCTGCCCCTATGATTGCTAATGTTTTTGAACATGGTCGAAGTGTTGATGCACGTGGAGGTTATATGCCTAAACAGCCTTTTTTTAGAAGATCTTTTGTTAAAAAAGATATTTTTCGTGCAATGTATGGAGTTCTAGCAAAACACAAATTAAATAGCACAAGTTAAAGTAAGTGGCGGTTTTTTAAAATGAACGAACTTATTAAAAATATTTTTACAGATTTTGAAGTTGACGGCGTGTCTATACCAGTCAAATTTTTATATTACTACGGGCACGGCGAGCCTTATGTTATTTATCAAAAAGAAAGTTTAGCATCAGGGCTTTTAGCCGATGACGGCCTTCAAAATTATGTTGAGTATTATGACTTTGACGTTTATTCAACTGAAAATTATAAAAACATAGTTGAAAGTGTTAAAAATAAATTAACTCAAAATAATTTTTTATGGGAACCAACTAGATCAAGTGGTGACTTATACGACGCAGATACAGGTTATTATCACATAACATTAAATTTTTCATATTTGAGAGGAGAATAAAAAATGGCAAAAATTGGTCTAAGTAATTTTAAATATGCAATTTTAAGTAGTGACACGGCTGGCACGCCGGTTTATTCAACAGCTGGAAAAAGTCCAGGAAAGGCAATAAGTTGTAATGTCGATATTACTAGTAATGATGCTAAACTTTATGCAGACGATTCTTTAGCTGAAAGCGATACATCTTTTCAAAGCGGCACGGTAACAATAGGTATAGATGAGGACGATGTACAGACTATGGGTGATCTTTTAGGTCACACTGTGACTACGTCTGGTACGTCTCCAAATTTAACGTACACAATTACTAGAAAATCTAGTGACACTGCTCCTTATGTTGGCTTAGGCAGAATTGTTACTAAAATGGTTAACGGTAATTATAGATACAAAGTCGAATTTTTATATAAAGTTAAATTTTCAGAGCCAAAGTCTGAAAACACTACACGTGGCGAAAGTACAGAGTTTGGTACTTATGAGCTAGAGGGCACTGTTTCTACTTTAAGTGACGGCAAGTGGTCCGTAGCACAGCTTTTTGAAACTAAGTCGGCTGCACAAACATATTTAGATTCGCTTTTTCCAACGGCTGTTGTTCAAGGCAATAATTAATTAATTAAAGGCGGGTATAAACCCGCTCTTTTTTTTTAGGAGGATTTTTTTGAAAGACGTTAGTGGAGAGTTTGAATACAAAGGTAAAACTTATAAAATTGTTTTTAATCTAAACGTGATGGAGGAAATCCAGGAAAAATATAAAACTATAGCTAAGTGGGGCGAGTTAACAGACGGCAAAAAAGGAGAGCCTAACGCACAAGCCGTTATTTTTGCATTTACAGCCATGATTAACGAGGCTATTGATATAGAAAATGAAGAAAAAGGCACTGATAATAAATTTTTAACACATAAACAAGTCGGCAGAATTGTTACAGGTGCTGGTATGAAATATATGTCACAAAAATTATCAGACACAGTTATAGCAAGCACTAAAAGTGATGAAAAAAACGCATAATCCACGAAGATGAAGACCCAGTTATAGATTTTTCGTGGATTGAATTTATAGGTGTTAATAAACTGGGATTTTCGCATAAAGAAATAGGCAGAATTACTTTAACTAGATTTTTAAAGCTTTATTCGCATTACAAAAACGATTTTGATCTTGAATTAATGTTAAATAAATCTAGAACAACTTATGCAAAGCTAAAAATAAAAATGGATAAAAGCGAAGAATGGTTTTAAGTGAGGTGAGAACATGGCAAACGATGGCTTAGGGGCAGTTATTAAACTTGGTGGCAGCCAAGAATTTAGAAATGCTTTAAGTTTAATCACACAGCAACTTCGTGAAACTGGCAGTGAACTAAGGGCAATTTCAGCGGACTTTGCTGCTAGTGATAAAACTGAAAAAGATATTACTAATACAACAAATAGATACGCTAGCGCCTTGGAAACACAAAAAAATATTTATAGCAACTTAGAAACAAAATATTCACAAATGAGCGCTAAATATTCAGAAAATGAAGAAAGTCTTTCTAAGCTGATCGCTAAAAAAGATGAAGAAAAAGCTAAACTGGAAAAAATTGGTGCCGAGCTTGGAACTTCTTCGACTGAATATCAAAAACAACTTGAAGTAGTTGCAGATTTAGAAAAACAAATTAATTCTGCAAATATAACACAAGAACAAAATGCTAAAGCAATGAGTCGTGTTAGGACTCAAATGAATGACACTGACGCATCTATTAGCAAAACAACACAAGAAATTAAAAATTTAAGTGAAGAAACAGAAAAAACTGGTAAGAAAACTGATGAATCTTCTGAAAAAGAAGAACAATTTAAAAATTCTCTAGATCTTACATCACAACAATTAAAAGAAACAAATAGCGAAGTACAAGCAATAAGTTCGAGCTTTGCTTTAAGCGATAAATCTGAGCAGGCCGTAATTGATACAACAAATAAATATTCAAGTGTTATTGAAAAGCAACGTGGAATTTATGGTCAACTTAAAAATACACTCGAAGAACTTACAAGAAAACAAGAAGATAATAAAGAAAAAATAATTGATTTAAATGCAAAAAGAGACTTAGAAAACAATAAATTAAGTGAAATAAAGAAAAAACTAGGAGAATCATCAAAAGAATATATTGACCAATCTAAAGTAGTTTCTGATTTACAAAAAGAAATAGATGTTTTGGTTCGTGAACAAAGTAAAAATGAGTCTTCAATGAGTCGTGTTAAAACTCAAATGAATAGTACCGAGTATTCTATTAATAAAACTACTAAAGAGATGAATAGTTTAGGTCAAAAAACAGAAGAAGCGGGTAAAAAAGCAAAAAATGCAGCTGATGGCGGATTTACTGTTTTTAAAGGTATGCTTGCTAATCTTGCCAGCAGCGCTGTTACAGCCGCGATTGACGCAGTTAAAAATTTAGGATCTGCAATAGTTGACTTAGGAAAACAAGCCGTTTCCAGCGCCGCAAATTATGAGCAAATTATAGGTGGTGTTGAAACGCTTTTTGGCGATAGTGCTAGCACTGTAGAACAATATGCTAACAACGCATATAAAACTGCAGGACTTAGTGCTAACCAATACATGGAGACCGTTACAGGCTTTAGTGCAAGTTTATTACAGTCTTTAGGCGGTGACACGCAAAAAGCAGCTGATATCGGGGATATGGCTGTTTCAGACATGGCCGATAACGCAAATAAATTTGGAACAAGCATGGATTCAATCCAAAATGCGTATCAAGGCTTTGCAAAGCAAAATTACACTATGCTCGATAACTTAAAGCTTGGTTATGGCGGCACTAAAGAAGAAATGCAGCGCCTTTTAGCAGATGCCGAAAAAATTTCAGGTATCCATTACGATATAAGTAGTCTAAGCGATGTTTATAATGCAATCCATGTAGTACAACAAAAAATGGGTGTTACAGGCACAACGGCTCAGGAGGCTGCTAAAACTATTTCTGGCTCAGCTCACGCCACTAAAAGTGCATGGCAAAATGTCCTGACAGCTATAGGCACAGGGGCCGATTTAACGCCTTTAATTAACAATTTGGTAGATAGTTTAGGAAATCTAGTAAATAATTTATCGCCCGTAGTTAAAAATGTTGTAAAAGGGCTAGGAACGTTAGCATCAGGCCTTTTAACCACTGTAGTCCCAAATTTAATACAGACTATACCTCCTTTAATTGCAGAGTCTGTTCCTCTTTTAACGGCGGCTCTACAAAATGCGTTAGACGCGGTGTTAGCAGTTTTACCTTCTGTTATTGACGCTTTGTCCGGGCTTATACCACAAATTGTGGGTATGTTAATTAGCATGCTTCCAAAATTGATAGAAGTTGGCATGAAAATGTTAGTTTCATTAGTTGATGGTATAACGCGGGCTTTGCCGCAGTTGATTTCTATGTTGCCAAAAATAATAATTGACTTAGTTAACACACTGTTAAAAGGCGGACCACAATTGGCTAAAGCTGGTCTTGATTTAATTTTAGCACTAGCTGTTGGAATAGTTGATGCTATACCACAACTAGTGGATATGTTGCCTCAAGTGATAGAAGCGTTTGTTAATGGGATTATTACAAATTTAACAAATGTTATCGAAACTGGTATAAAAATAATTTTTGCTTTAATTAACGGTTTAATAAAAGCCATTCCTTCGCTTGATATGGCTATCCCAAAAATTATTATTGCAATTGTCGATGCTTTAATAAAAGCCTTGCCGCAAATAATTGTTTCGGGTGTACAAATTGTCGGGGCTTTAATACAAGGTGTTTTTTCAATGTATGGTTCATTAGGACAAGCTGCATGGAACTTAGGCATGAAAATTTTACAAGCTTTATGGGAGTTTCCAGGAAAAGTTTTAGATATAGGCATAAATATTGTTAGAGGCCTATGGGATGGTATAACTAGTAGTTTTGACTGGATCAAAAATAAGATTTCCCAGTGGGTTGGTGACGTCTTTAATTTTATAAAACAACTTTTTGGCATAGCATCACCTTCTAAACTTTTTAGAGACGAAATCGGTGCTAACTTAGCTTTGGGTATTGGTGAGGGTTTTTCTTATGAAATGAAAAACGTTGAACAGGAAATGAAAAATGCACTTCCTACTAGCTTTGATGTAGAGACAAATTTAAATAATAAAAACAATTCTTTAAATGGCTCGGATATTACAAGCATTACGTATTTTGACGCCGTTAACGCCTTTAAAGAAGCTCTTTCTGATATGAATATAGAGCTTGATAATGAAAATATGGGCCGGTTTGTTCGTAAAACCGTGACTAAGGCTATTTACGCTTAAAGAAAGGAAATTTTAATGCCGTTTGTTATTTTAAATGGAAAAGATAGTGATAATGTGCCAGGATTATTAATTCAAAACGTGCCACCAATTTCTAAGCCCGAAATGCGTGTAAATACAGAGGAAATTGATGGCCGTGATGGCGATATTATGACTTACCTTGGCTATAAAGCTTATGATAAAAGTTTTGATATCGGGGTTTTAGATCCGTCTAAAATTGATGAAATTATCGGTTTTTTTGATTCTGAAGGCACTGTAATTTTTTCTAATGAACCTGATAAATATTACAATTACAAAATAATTAAACAAATAGACATGGAAAAATTATTACGTTTTAGAAGGGCAAAAATCACTATGCATGTTCAGCCGTTTAAATATTCTTTAACCGAAGATATTTTAAGATTTAAAGGCGCTAAAAATTTAATAAATGTGCCTGATTTTAAAGAAACTAGAAACGGATTAACGGCCATAGTTAGTGATAATTTATTAAATGTAACAGGCACAGCTACATCTCAAACATCTTTTTTAATACCTATAGAAAAACTAAATTTAAGCGCCGGAAATTATGTTTTTTACGCTTATGTTAATGGCACAGGAGCTAATAATTCAACTGTATCAGTTATAAATGGAGTTCCTACTACGGGCACTAGTTTTGGTGGTGAGCCTGTAGATATTTATGATAATGAATCCTCGAGTCTAAGTGCTAATATTTCATCTCTTAAAAGCTATAATTATTTTTACGTTAATATTCCAAGCGGCAATATTACAGATTTTTATTTATTTTTCTCCTTAAATAAAAAAGACGAAGAAAAGTTTAAAATAACAAATTCTGGTAATATCAATTCACAACCCATAATGGAAATTTTTGGCATTGGCGATATAACAATAAATTTAAACTCTAAACGTATGTTTAATATAAATTTGGGGCTTGACCGTTATATAACAATTGATACACAGGAACTTGAAGCTAGAAAAGGCGATACACTTAAAAATCGCTTAGTAACAGGTGATTATGATAATTTTAAATTAAAGCCCGGTGTAAACGTCATAAATTATACGGGCATGGTCTATCATATAAATTTTAAAAATTATTCGCGTTGGCTATAAAAATAAAAAGGAGGTAAACATGGCAAATTACATCACTAAAAACCTACAAATGGTCGTGGGCGATACTGAAAGTTTCGGCTTTGAACTTAGTGATAGTCAAGGCGGCACAATAACTTTAAACACCGCGTATTTTTCATGTAAAAATAATGCTCAGGATTCTACTTATGTTTTCCAAAAAAGCTTAAATAACGGCATAACAGCTGCTGGAAACAATCAATTTATTGTACGTATTGCTCCTGAAGATACGGCTTTATTAAATCCAGGACAATATTGGTATGATTTGGAAATCGGTGTTAATGATGATATTTTTACTATTTTTAGAGGAGTACTAGAGCTAGTGCCTGAAATTACAGACCTAAATTCTATAGTTTATACGAGCGTTGAGTGGGGTAATATAACCGGAACTTTAAGCGATCAAACAGATTTACAAAATGCTTTAAATGCTAAGGTTAATACATCAAGCCTTTCGGCTGTTGCAACGAGTGGCTCGTATACAGATTTATCTAATAAACCTTCAATTCCTAGTAAAACAAGCGATTTAACTAACGATAGTAATTTTGTTGTAAGTACAGACCTTGCGACCGTCGCAACGACGGGTAATTATTCTGATTTATTTCAAAGGCCAACAGAAATTGCAGATTTTGGAGGGCAGTTGCCTGTTTCTAGAATTTCAGGAGTTTTACCTGTAATTAACGGTGGAACGGGTGCTAATGATGGTAATATTCCAAGAAGATTTACACTTTATGAAAATAATTCAACTGGTGCAACTACTGATTTTTCTTTAAGTGATAATATTACGAATTATCAAAAAATCGGCGTTGCATTTACTGATCCTACAAAAACAGAAAGACAGGGTTATACAGAATTTTGTATTTTTGAAAGCGTTAGTTCGTATGAAATAAATTTAACTTTAAGTTTATACGGCGGTCCTACTGCTATTGCTTTTTTACTTTCACAATGGACTTTTTCAGGGGCAGCGGCAACTTTTGTAAGTAAAAGAATGTATAGAGTGCAAAGTTCTTTTTCCACCGAAGACAAAGGAACATCAATTATGGCTGTTTATGGCTACAAATATTAAAAAAGGAGGTAAAAAATGAAAGCTAAAATAATCATGCTCAAAGGCGAAAAAGGCGAGCCCGGTGGCTCAACGTGGGGCAATATTTCGGGCACATTATCAAGTCAAATAGATTTAAATACTGCTCTAAATGAAAAAGCTAATATATCAGATCTTGGTGCTGTGGCTTTTTCTAATAGTTATGATGATTTAAACGATAAGCCAACTT